AACATGGACGCCATTCTCTCTCGCGAGCTGACCAACGGTTTCCAGAGTGCGTATAACCCGCCGACCACGTCGCAACTTGGCGTGTACATCGGCGGGGACAATACGCGAAAGATCATGTACATCGACGGCATAACGTCGAGCGTGCAAGCCGCACAACTCATGGCGGGTTACGTTTTCCATGCCGGTCTCGGCACAATCCCGAATCTCAATTTGTGGATTGAAGCGAATAAGAATTACTACTTAGGTCTGATGAGTGCCGGTCACATGTCGGCAACCGAATACTTTGACTTCGTAGGTTACAGTGCCGGTGGTGCCGTGGCGACGGGGTTGCATTGGGAGCTCCAACGCCTCGGCGACGTTCGCAAGCGGAAAGTTATCACCTTCGGGGCTCCACGTCCGGGCGGTCCGGGAGTGAGAGACGCATTGGCGATGTCGGCCATCGCAAGATGGATGACACCGGCAGACCCGATTCCATTGGTTCCACCTCGGTTGCAGGATGCACCTCAGCTTGCTGTCGTGATCCCACCGTTGACGTTCGTGAGCTATTCGAACATGGTTCACACCCAGGGTGGAATTGAAGTGGATGCGGACGGTAACACTTCGCAAGCAACGTTGCCGAGCGAAGCGACAGTGAACGCGGCCGCGTCGTTGGTCGATTGGCTGACCAGCGAGGACGGCGACCCGACGAACCCGCACGCCATGTCACGCTACGTTGCCTACTTAACTTCTGCCAATGCTCGCTTCGTCACGCCGCGTCAGAAAAAGCGAGACGTTGCACCGGCCGAAGATAAGGGGGAGGAAAAGAAAAAGGATGTCAACCGTCAACGCGACCGAATCGTGACCGCGTTGAGCAAGCAACAGCACGAACAAAATTCCGTGATCGTGAACCACCCGGCGACCGTGCTGTTTTATCCCCTCCGCCAAGGTCGCGTTTGGGCGGTCGGTTTTGGCGATGCGATTGTCTGTCAGGGGGTGAGGGAGGATACGTGTCGTCATCTCTGCCGAGCGGGTAACGATTTCTTGCGTTCGCTTCCAAAGCAAGCCCTTGTTGACCCGATAGCCCTGGCGTCGCAATTCGAAAACTTTCTCGCGTTCGCAACGGCCCCCGACAGCGATTGGATTCCGAAGTTGCGGACTAATCTCGATCTATAGGGAATATCACCAATATGGCAATTTCCCTACCTATCTTCAATTGTTTCGGCAACGTTTGGTCATTGGGGAACGTCCCTAGCTCAGGTCCCCCCGATTTCGCAAACGTTGCCTGCCAGTTTTATGTTCCGTCTCGCGGGTTGTTTGATGTGGAACCCGGCGAATTAGAATTATGGGTTCCTCCGGTTTACGTCCGCACTCCCGTAGCTGCGTTCGTAGCCTGGGAAGCTGCCGGTTTTTGGGAAATCCCACCGGGCACCGGCCGATTTTTTTCCGTGCGATGGAAGGAAATCGTGCACATGAATTTTCCGAATGAGTACCACACGACAATCGTTGAACAGTGCGACGAAGACGGTAACCCGATTCAAAGGGATTGCAACCCGCCCACTCCGCCGAGCGGACACAACGCGGCCGCAACCGGTCTGCTCGGCGGTGACATAACCTCGGTTGCGGCCGCAGAGCGAATCACACCTCCGGAGACCCACAATGGTTCAGCTTCAGGCGAAATTTCAGTTGACGTGTCGGGGCAAGGCGAAGCGGAAAAAAGCGGTGCCGCCCACTCCGCCGCAGGATCAGGGACAATCACCGTCGATGCCGACGGGGAAGGAGCCGCCGAAAGAAACTAAGTAGTCCTAGTCAAAAACACCTATAAGGGAAATGACCTATGCTCATGAATAGTTCGGTTGCCGCGGCAACAATGGGTTCGATTGTCGGCAACCTCAACTCTGCTCTCGGTGCCGGTGCCGTATTGCAAGCATGGGACGGAACCCCGCCAGCGTCGATTAGTACCGGCGATGCCGGTTCAATGATCGTCGAATGTCCGTGTAGCAACCCGGTTTTCGCGGCCGTCTCCGGTGGCGTGTCGAGTGCCAATACGATCACCGACGACAGCGACACTGCGGCCGGGACCGTGACGTATTGGCGAATGAAGGATTCTGGTGGTGTTGTTGTGTTGCAGTGGACAGAGGGCGTTGACTTCATCACCGATGACCCGAACTTCGCGTTGCACGACACTTGCCACATTGTTTCCGTCGATCTAACATTGACGGTGACACCTCCGGATTCGTAGCGGGGATTCGGAGTGCCAACCCCCGACCGTGCGAGGACTGGGCATCACTCGCACGGTCTCTTTCGTTTGATAGGGAACTTTAGCTAAAGCACATCCGTTCACGCAAGTCCGCAAAAAACTCTTGACAAAAGCAGCACTGCCGGTGCATCTTATTAAACATAAGACGTCTTATCGGTCACACCCTTTGGACCCAGAGCTCTCTCGGCATGTCAACACTCACTGCCAGTGAGCGACTGTACGTCACGTCGCGTTACAACTCCGCGTGTGTTGTGGTCAAACAGGGTGACCTACTTGAGGTTACCTATGTCAACTCGAAGCCGGCACCTCGCAGACCTGGCAAGCGAAAAGCTATCTCAGGCTTTTCACCTGCTGCTCGTCTCAGAATGCTCAAGCGTATGGCAACGATTTATTGGGAGGGTGTCGGGCCGTCACTCTTCGTCACGGTCACCTATCCAGATTCCGTGGTATCGCGAACAAAAGAGGAAAGAACGAAAGACCGTTCCAGATTATTTCGAGATATGGAAAAACACCTAGGTAGGGAAATTGGCCTATTGTGGAGAATAGAATGGGTTACACGAAAAAGCGGAGACCGCCAGGGGACGATGGCTCCCCATGTGCACCTAATTGTTTTCGATTGCAAGTGGTTCGATTGTCACCAGTTGAACAAGTTATGGCGGGGTGTCTTAGCTGTGGATGGGTACCTGAGAACAGAAGTGCAAGCGATAAAAGGGCAGAGGGATGTGGCAAAGTATGTCGCAAAGTACGCCGCAAAAGTGCCGGAGGCTAGTTCTCTTGTTATTCCATCATATCTCAACATCGAAGGGAGGCACTGGGGCATTCATCGACCTGAACTTATACCGTGGTGCGTTAGGGGATTTGACCTACGGTACACTCCAGAGGAAATTGCACTGCTGGAAAACGCTGCGGCGAGCAAAATCCCTTTCTTCAACAAGGGGACACGGACCGGATTCTCTTTGTTCGGTCCGGTGGTCAAGGTCGTCACGGAAGAAATTCGTCTCCGCAGGCTTGACAGGCTGGGCCTGACCGGGTAATCTGCCATAGTCCGAAGGGTGCACCCTCGCTGCGAGATAGTCCGGCTTTATCCCGGTGATCGCATTGAGGGTGTTTTTTTTTGTGCATCGGTTGGCAACCGTGGGGCTTCGCGGACAGCTGCCGGGCACTGCGGATGCGATCAGGGACCGTAGGGCACCTCGCAGCATCCGTTACATTCCACGAAGCCCTACAGAAGCGTAGGAGCATAGAAATGCCTATCCCTCTGAATCAGGTCAACATCGTTGAGATTCAAATGCGGGGTTTGATCGACGGTGGTCCTGGCGGTAGCGTCAAGACAAATTTCGTCTTTCATTTCCGACGTACAGCAACGGCCGTTGATCCGACGAAAGCGGCCGTGAACACGGCGTTCCAAGGAACGATTTCCGCAGCGATAGCTGCGGCACTCAATGAGGACTGGTCGGGGACCACAAACGCGGTCCGTTGGGTGAATGACGCATTGGACGCACCGACGGATTTCACCAACTCCGACGTAGGAGCTATCACCGGAGATCGTCTCGCCTCATTCGCGGCCGCGTACATCCTAATGCGTTCGGCCGTCCGTGGTCGGAACTATCGCGGTTCAAAACACCTTGGTCCGTTTTCCGAGACGGATGTTACGCACGCTACGGGTTGCGACGTTTTCAACGCGGGTGCGATCACACGGTTGACGACGATTTGCACGGCAATCCTCGCGGGCTTCACCGACAGTACCGGCAACATTTGGGTGCCGTCGATTTTGTCCCGCACGTTGTCGCAACTGACGATCAACCCGACCACCGTGGTTGCGAATGATGCAATCCAGGTATTGCCGAATCACCGCGTTGGCAGCGAAACCCGACGCAAGGTCAAGTCGATTTACTAAACAACGGTCGCCCTAGGGAGTTTTACTATGGTCGTCGATCAGGTCGTTGGGAATGTGGAACTAGCGTTGTTCCATGCGAACATGTTGCAGCAAATGCGGGCACTCAACCCGAAAGACAACATGGACGCCATTCTCTCTCGCGAGCTGACCAACGGTTTCCAGAGTGCGTATAACCCGCCGACCACGTCGCAACTTGGCGTGTACATCGGCGGGGACAATACGCGAAAGATCATGTACATCGACG